TCACGGTTACACGGTGATGTTGTAGCTCATTGCCACAGCGCCTGGGGCGAAAAAGCCAACATCAAGACGCGCGGTCGCAAGGATGTAGAAGGCGTCGCTGTACGGAACCTGACCAACCAGGATGCGCGGCCGACGCTTCCAGCCAACGCGAACCATGTTGCGGTTGACGATCATGAAGCTGCCCTTAGTGTTGGATGCGCCAGTAGCATTGATATAGCCGCTGGTATCAGTCAGGCCATAATCCTGCGTGGCAACAATCGGGATGTTCTTGACGCTGCCAAGCTGGCCGCGCAGCACAACCGCCAAAGGCCCAAACTTGTCAAGGGTAAGAACCTCAGAGAGGTCTTCAAACTTGTACTTGGTAGGAAGGTCGCAGATTATCAGAAGATCGTTTGGGTTAGCTGCATAAACACCGTTTGGCCCCATCAAGGCACGTGTGGCGTTGATGTCGTCAATCGTAAGCGTACCGGCATCCCGCGCATCCGACGTGGTGGTCACAAGCGGTTGATGGCGCAAACCATCAAGCACCAAGAAGCGAGAAGGTGCGCTCAACGCACTTCCCCAATAGCTGATATTCGCAGTTGAACCACCACCGGTTTCGTCGCCAGAAATCAGAAGTTCGTCAAGAGTATGAGCCATCTTGATCGCAAACTGATCGCGATACTGGGCTTCCACCGGCGTAGCTGAATCTTCACCAAATTCCTCCGACCAGTAGCTCATCGCGCCGATCTTGTTGGCGGTAAAAGTCACCTTTCCTGTGCCAACTTTGCTGTCCGTGAATGGGCCACCGCTAATTACAAGCTGAGATTCGTCTGCCGCCTCACCCACAAGATAGAAGGTGGGGTCAGAACCCTCAGTCGGAAGATCATATGGATTGGATGGCATATCAAATGCAGGGATAAGCGGAAGAACATTGGCTTCGAGTCTAATAGTTCTCCACAATGCCGCAGACATAAGCGTAGGTACCCACTCATCGCCATAATTAGCCTGGGTAGAGTAAGCCAGTTCGTTCGACTTTGCGCCAATCTCAATGAGTTGTGCAATTCCTGCATTAGTGACATTGTCCTTGAAAGGAAGGTCTTTTGCGAGAACTTTCCCATCAACACCGGCAACGTCATAGGTGTCACCGGAGTTCAGAGGCCTGATAGCTTCCATGTCAAAGGCAGGAACTTCTTGCAATTCTGGGCCATTACGGCCCATTACAGCAATCTTATCCGTGTTGCGCATAAACTTAGCTGCCCGAACCATCGCGGCCCGATGCAGACGTTCCGATGGCTTGTCTGCGCGGCCAATGGCGTTAGCATAGTTCTGCACATAAAGACGCATAAGCAGGTCGGTGTCACCCATCCGGTCGTACTTGCTAGTAACCTGAATTTCGCCCCATTTGCGCCGAAAATCAGTGTCGTCAGTGGCATTACCAGCAGGAGAAGCAACAGGGAAAGGCGGTTTGGCAGGAAAAGCAGGAAAATTCTTAGTAGCCGCCTCAGCTTTTGCGGCATATTCCGCCTCCAGCTTGGCGCGCACTTCCTGTTCAATAACCGCGCGTTCCGCAGCTTCTTTTTCCGCAGCGGCCTTTTCCACGGCCGCCTTGTCATCAAGGCGTTTCATTACTGCCATGATGATTTCATCCTGGCTCGGCACGACGTTTTCCCGTGCCACAGTTTGGTCATTCATGTTCCCCCCATTTTGTACTATCGGCACATCGCGTGCCACAAGATCATTACCAAAATCCATTGCTTTGGCTATAGAAAACAGCGCCTGTTGATTAGCTGGCACTGTAACTACCGATATTTCTTGCAAGTCCCAGTTCACAATTCTTCTAACGCCGGTTGCATCAACCCAACCGTTGGCTTGGTCGTTACGGGCCCTGATACTAAAAGCGTTTAGTATGCCTTTAGTTACCATGTCTGCTACGCGAGAACCCCACTCAAGTGTGCGGTCAATCGCAACCTTTACCTTTAGACCAACATTATCAATGGCCGCTTCTATTACCTTCCCAATTGGTTTATGAATGTCGTGATTGAATAAAACAATTGGGTTTTTCATGTAGGCATCTAGTCCGCCACGGAAAGCATCTGGCTCGACTAAATCACCTACGCGGTCTGTAACATTGGTATTTGCGTAACCCTCCACAACGAGGGCGTCTTGCCCACTAATGTTGCCCCAAGACTTGATTTGCATGTGGAATGTGATGTCTTGAGAATTTACCACGTCTCCGTATTTCAAATTGACATTGTGATCTTCGGCCCATTTTCTGGCAGAATTTGGCAACCCAGATGTCCAACCATATTTGACGGCAATACTAACGATTTTCCGTCTCACCGCCTCTGGGTCATCAGCGTGTCCGGCAAGATTCCAGGCGTCGCTCACATCGGCAGGAGAAGCTATTGGAAAAGACATATCTGGCCCGGCAAATTCGCCCTTGATTTCACCCTTTTTTAGCTTTTCATGCCTATCCTTGGTCCACCCCTTTGGAGCAGTATCATTTTCTGTATTTGTCTGTGTAGTATCTTCTCCGTCCGCCGTGTCAGCGGCGTCTTCCGCCTGACTGTCTGGAAGCTGAATTGTTAGTTCAACTTTGATTTCGGCCCCATCTTGCTCTAGCGTTGCATCAACTTGTGGTTTTCCCATAAGGCTCCTTAACAAAAAAGCCGCTAGTTTCCTAGCGGCTTAAAGCTCAACAGTTGCGTTCATGATTATCAACAGTTGTTCAACTGATAGCAGCCACTCCTGTCGTAATCTTTTATCGTACAACCAAATCCCTTCTGGTGATATTCTGGCTAACTTTGCGCCAGAGGGTGACACAATAAACCTTCTTTCGTCAACTACATACGTAAACGGTTTTGTGCCAGATGGTTTATCATCATTCATTGACATATTATCAGATCGCCTCTTTTACGTCAAACTAGGCATGGCATGGTCAATTGGTTTTTTCCCATCAGTTGGTTTACGTGTTGGTTTTCTATCTCTCTGTGAAGTATTGCTCATATTATCAAGCTCATGGCCAATATCTCTTGCGCTGTTTTGTTCTAAAAATGGTTGGTTGTCTCTTGACCCCATTACGCCCCTTTGCTCATTTTGAAGTTTGGACCGTAGTTCTGGCCATGATACATCGCCCCAATCAACAGCAGACAAACCAAGCTCAAGACGCACCTGATTGATAGTCAGTACCGCCCTGTCCAGGTACACGGCGTGTCTTTGTGTCGCTTGCACGTCATCGCGCGGCACGATATTCACAAACCGAAATTCGTGATTTGGATTATACAGCGGCATGATTTCCGCGCTAATGCGCGCGGCAATTCGGGTGCAAAGTGGATACAACGTGTACTTGGCAAACAAATACTCTGCGGTTGTCGCGGTTGCCTTTGTCCCGCCCTCCTGCATAAGAAGCGTTGGGTGAACCCCGGTAACCATTAGTATATCACGCATGTTTATTTTGCGACCTTCGACATATTCTGCGTCACGCATATTCAGGCCAAGGTCCTTGAACTTAAAACCATCCCAAAGGAAAAGAAGTTGATGCGCCTTTCGCGGATCACCAGTGTATGTGTCTGTCCAGTATCTCTCCATTAGTTCGCGTTGCTCTACACTAATGTTCGGTTGGTCAGACTCTATTACGCCAGATGCACGAATACCGCGGCGAAAAACGTTCCAGTTATATCGTTGTGCTGCAAGATCGGTCGAAATAGGGTAATTCGCTGGTTCTTGTGTGGAAAGCCCAATGTAATCATTCGTTGGGTTGAACTGTTTTATGTAGACTATATCCTCTATTGGTATTTCCCACTTTTTCCCATCAACATTGTACTCGTACTTTTCTACGCCATTGTCTCTATCAAGCGTTGGTGAAATACGGTCCGGTCTCAGCGGCAAAAGCATTTGTGGTATGTTGTTTCTGTCGCGGCCGCACAGATATAGGTATGCACCACCGCTTATCATGAGGGAGGCAGCAATAGACTCAAGCACGGTAAATTGGTCCAAGGAAAGCCACTGCATGTTTGGCGCGGGTCTTTTTAGCAGCTCTATGAAGGGGTGTTTTCTTACCACCAAAGAATCTTCATCAGAAGATTCGTAAACCGCCACTTTTGACATGGCGACTGCACGGGCAACCAAATTTACCGCTGCATAATAT